TCAGGGTGGCAAATATAGCAAATACCCCAATGGCAAAGACAATCATTATGGTTTCAATCATATTGAGAAGGCGATCATTGCGCCAAGAGTTGCACCGAGTATGCAAGCACCTAATAAATCTTTCATGTCTATCTCACCTTTAAAGGTAGCCTTCGTAGGGGCTGGTTGTTTAATTAAATGCACGATCACAAAAATACTGCTGTAAATCTGCTGGCAATGTAGGCCAAATACGATTTGTTTCAGCAATTTCAGCTTGACGAAACTTTAAGCTGTAATCAACTGTATGAATTTGTGGAATTTTGCCAGTAACACGAAAGTTGTATTTGTCCCACTCGCTTTCGTGAATTAAAACACCGCCTACAGGTTGGGTTTTTTCTGTAGCAACCCATTGACCTTGTTTGTTAATAAAGCCAAATGAATTTCTTTTAAACAATAATTTTTTAAACATTTTGTTGCTCCTTTTTCTATCTCACTCGTTATTGAGTAACACCAGTTTATTAAGTTATCTTAACTATTGCAAGCACTATTTACATTTATTTACTAAGTAGTTTCCCTAAGTGTTGTTTTTTCCCAATATTTAGGTGAAACGCCAACATTGTAGGCAAGCCCAAACACCTCAGTCATTTCAACAGGTCTAGCTTGCAGAAAGGCTAGGTGGTCATTTACCGCTTTCGCTATTTCGGGCGGTGGTGGTTCATCTACCCAAACCCATTTGCCAGCTTGTTTTTTAAGCATCATTTCTCCATAGAACGACCAACCACCATCGTGGTTTTTAAACAAGTGATGTATGCCGTTGCAAGGCTGTCCAAGTCGGCTTGTACCGATTACTTGGGGGTATCGCAGGTGTCGACCCTCGCTTCTGTTCATTCTCCAACAGACCTCTACCCCATCTAGCTTTCTTATCTACACTCGCTTTTTGTGCAGTCAAGATTTATGCAAAGAAAAACCCCAATAGTCTTAGGTGGGGTATGTCCCTTGGCATGGGCAACTACAGACAAATTGACCAGCAAGATTTCTCGCTATCTGTCTATAACTACACATACCCCGCCTAAAATTACTGGGGTTGTACTTACTGGTCATTGTCTGAGATGCCAATCTCGACAGCACCAGTATACCAAATTATTCCAACTCAGGCCAAATTAATTTATGGTTATGTGGAAATAAGGTTTTACGAGTAATTAGCCCGTGCGATTCTTTTTCTAATGTTGCAGCCAAGATCACTAGCTTATCCATTGGTATCTCACCGTTTTGCCACATAGATACTGCTGGCACAGATACCCCGACCATCTTGGCAATGCGAGTTGGGCCACCCAAAAGTCGAATTATTGCAGTTGCGTTCATGTAAGGTATCTTAACTTATTTACAACATTTTTACAAATAATACTTGTTTTATTGTTTAAGTTACCTTAATATGGTCTTACCCTACTTAGGGTGATAACTACCCTAATTAGGGTGAAATAGAAAGGTAAATATGAGTGATTATGACCAGCAGTTAGCAGATCAAGTTCAGATGCAGTTTGAACTGGATGAAGCATTTAAAGACTTGGAAGAAGGTACATTTCTTACCGAGCGTCAAATAGACCTATTACGCCATTGCTGCGGATATGTCGCACCTAAACGCAACAACCATGTAAACCCCGTCATTTGTGATGTTGTCAACGACTTTGGCAAAATTTTTGGGGGTGCAAAATGAAAGCATTTCCAACAACAAAACCATTAGATTCATGGGGTGACCCAAACGCAGGAATGGATTTGCGTGATTACTTTGCGGCTAAAGCTATGCAAGCCATTATTACTAGGTGTGATGAAAAAAGTTCAGAAATTGAACATATTGATACATGGATTGGTAGTTACGCTTATGTAGTTGCCGATGCAATGATGAAAACTAGAAAAGAGGAAATAAAATGATTATTACTGATACGCAAAAAGACTTTAAGATTGCGCCTGCTGGCTTACATATGGCACGGCTTTACTCCATTATTGATCTAGGCCACCAAGCTACTGAATGGGCTGGCGAAACCAAGATCATGCACAAGGTCGTATTTACTTGGGAGTTGCACGGTGATGACGATGCAGGGCTACCACTCAAGACCGATGATGGTAAGCCGTTAATCGTATCTAAACGCTATACGGTAAGCCTTGGCGATCAGGCACGGTTGCGTCAAGACCTTGAAAGCTGGTCAAACAAAAAGATGACTGCGGAAGATCGCAAGAACTTTGACCTTAAAAACCTGCTGGGTAAGTTTTGCATGGTCAACATTACGCATAGTGAAGATGGCAAATACGCCAACATTAGCGGCATTAGCCCTGTTCCTAGCGCATTGCGTAACGCCCAGCCTGAAGGCATTAACCCTACAAACCATTTTTGGTTGGCTGAATTTGACCAGTCTAAATACGATGCGCTGCCTAAGTATTACAAAGAAAAAATAGCAGAAAGTAGTGAGTGGCGGGGTCAGAAACAGCGTGAAGCTGAGAAGCCTACGCTTGTAGATGATGATTTATCTTCAATCCCATTCTAAGGCCAACATGATAGTTAAAGAAAAGGTGGTAGAGAATGGTCACTGGTATCAAAAAGACGGCACTCCAGCCTATACAACCGTTGGCAAGACTGGGGAAAGAGCCACAACGCTTCGTGACGCACGGAAACTCGGACTTCTGCCAAGTGTTACAACAATTAACGGAATGTTATCGAAAGCAGGGCTTGATACATGGAAACAGCAACAAGTCCTCTTAGCAGCTTTAACCCTGCCTAGGCAGCCTGACGAACCTGAAGCCGACTGGTTGGCTAGGGTAATGCAGGATAGTAAGGCTACAGGCCGTGAAGCTGCGGAACGGGGTACGGCTATCCATGCGGTTATTGAAGCCTATTTCGATCAGGTTTATATGCCTGAAAAGCCACCGTACTTAGATGCGGTTAGCAAAGCCTTGCTGGATGCGTTTGGAAACCAGCTATGGCTGCCTGAGAAGTCGTTTGGGCATCCGTTAGGGTTTGGTGGCAAATGCGACCTAATGGCTAAACCAGTCAACGGTGAGGGTGGTGGCTTTATTGTCGATTTTAAAACTAAAGAAACCGACCTTACTAAAGTTGATGTTTACTTTGAACATGAGATGCAACTGGCGGCTTACCGTGAGGGCCTTGGCGTTCCAACTGCTAGATGCGCTATTGTGTTTGTTAACGGCACGACCAATCAGGTAAAGCTAATAGAAATTGAGCAGGATCGGCTACAAAAGGGCTGGGAGTGCTTTGAGCATTTACTACGGGTTTATCAAATCAAGAACGGAATATAATGGGGTATGGGCGGTGGGGTAGACAAAATCTATGCTCCTTCACGGGACTGCCGCCCACCTCATTAGGGCGTTAAGCCGCCACAGTAGGATGCAGTAATTGGGTAATTTTGCGGCTTTCCTGCCCATTGATAGTAACTGCCAAATACTGCCCTGTTGCTTTTTTACACATATTAAAGTTTTTTTTAGATTAATATGTTGCAATAGTTAAGATAACTTAATAAACTAGTTGTACTCCATTGGGGAGTGATATAGAAAAGGATAGATATGAAAAATAGAAATTATGTAATGTCCCTATACATAGGTGACACCTACCTTGATGTGTACGGCAGCATTGATAAAGATGAGCCCGATGTAGGTCATGTTGGCGGTGTAGACATTGAAGATGTTTGCATTGCCGATACCGAAACCAGCGTACTTGAAATGATCCATAGCCTAGGCTGGGCCAAGTTCAACGACCAAGTTCAATCCGAATACACACCTGAAAGTTAAAAATGAAAAAATTACTGTTATTAACCCCATTGTTTTTTGCCGCTTGCACATCGTTTACACCGCCTAATGTGGGCCTAGAAACCGATAAACAGGCTTACCATATGACCCGTCAGCAAGTTATTCTAGGCATTAATGAATGTGAATCTGCTGGTACACGCCCAGTTGTGATCTCAGCCAAACGCAAGATTAACGGTGTTACTTCTGATGTACCTGTAGAAATAACTTGTCATCCACGCTTTAAGATTTACAGCTACTAATGAATACACCATATAACACGGGCAAGGTTCAGATCGGCAAGTATTACCAAAAGCCATACTATGTTGAGCAAGATGACGATATGCTTGCTATTCAGGGTTGGCTTATTGGTGACAATAAACAGGCTAAACGACAGCGCATTGCCGACATAATTTATTGTTGTACGCTGGTCGCAACGGTTTTTGTATCTATTATCTGCACATTGGATTGATATGCTTGCAGAAGATAAAAAACAACGCCTGATTGATATAGTCAATAGCCAGCCTGATAACTACAGGCTTGGTTTTGACGAGTGGATGCCTAAAAATTGGCATATTATTGTGGCCTTTTTTCATGAAGCAAATCGGGTTTGGGGATCAGGGCGCAGACACCATTCAGCAAGGGATTTATGCGCCTATTTACGGCATGAATCTGCTATCTCTGAAGCGCAAAACAAAAGTCCAATGAACCCCAAGCCATTTAAGATTAGCAACAATGTATCGCCTTACCTTGCTAGGCTTTATATTGCGGTGTTCCCTGAACGGGATTGCTTGTTTGAGTTAAAAGAATTAACTGCTGATTAAGCCAGTATGTCTAG